GATCTCGATCTTCGTGACGTCGGAGCGGATCGCGTCCCCGTTGATATCGAACATGAGCCCCATGAAGCGGCGCCAGCGTCCGGCTAGGCGGGCCTTGCGGTCCTCGATCTTGCTGGTGTAGCCCTCGCGCTGCAGCGAGGCGCCTTCCGCGGAGCCGTTGGCCGAGTCCGGGCTGAAGTAGGTCATCGGGGTCCGCGTCGTCGCGGCGAGGTCACGCACGTCATCCTTCACCGAGGCGAGGATGTCGGTGATGATCGCCTGCGCGGACTCCCAGAGGTCCGAGTCCTCAGGGATGAGCCAGAGCGCTCCGGGAGAGGAGGGGAAGAGCTTGTTGTAGTCGATCGGATTGCCGCGCTCGTCGAACTCGGGGAACTTGCCCTTCAGCGCACGCTGACGGAACGCCTGCATGGTCGCGATGACAACGCGTTGCAGGAGCATGTGGTTGATGCGGTCGAGCGTGTCGGTGTGCCGTTCGAACTCTCCGACACCCCCGCGGTTCTCGAAGTCGACGAGAGGAATCGTCTCCAGGGTGGTCTTCTCGCTCTTCCACCACTGCCAGTTGCGGGACATGTAGGTGCCGCGAGGGACGTTGACGGTCAGCCTGGTGCCGGACGGGTTCTCCCGGTCGCGGACGGCGATGTGGCACCACACCTGTCCTGTGGCCAATCCGAAATCGTCGACGTCACGGATCCACAGGTACGCGTAGTCGCGGCGCTCCATCGGCCGATGCTCCACCGTGATCGCCGCCAGCGGGTCTCCCGCCACGTCGTTCAGGGAGTACGCCTGCCAGGGGTTGAAAACCTTGGCGCGCTTGGTGAATGGGTCGGCCAACAAGTATCCATGGCCGTAGGTGAACATGTCCGAGAGCACTTCGTCGGACTTCACCGCCATGTCGTTGCGATCCCACATCTCTTCGGCAACGATGTCGCCGTCCTCGTCTCCCGCGGCGGCGGTGCGGAATCCGGTGAGGATGGTCCGATCGAGGCAGGCGCCGACGATCAGTTCGGCGTAGTTGGTCCGCGACTTCTCCCGGAACGCCTCGAACTCGATCCAACTGTCGGACTCGCCAGCGGACAACGACTGCGGTGTATCCGGCTTCGGCGGGTCACCCTCGACGTAGCGGCGGATGCGGTTGAAGCGGCGCTCCTGAGCGGTGATCTCCTTGAGCATGGAGACGAAGGTCCACTCCAAGGAGGGGGTCTCGTCTTCGGGACCGAGAGCGCGAGGTACGACAGGTGTACCAGCGACAACCTTGTCCATCTCGTCCTCCTGCAGGTCACTGTAGCGTGTTATTCTCGCTTGGAGCGATCTCCGGGGACTGGGAAGTTTCGGAGTCGCTTCTCTCGGAAGGCCCGGATCCCCCTTCGAAGGTCCGGGCCTTCTCTTATCTCACCCTCCTGGGAACCCACATCTTGGTGGGAGGCTGCGCGTCCTCGGCGATGGCCTGAGAGCGCGCCTCCCAGGACAGGATGCCCGCTATCGCGAGGTCGTACTTCCGCTCCGGAGAGATCTTGCAGAGGATGAACCGAGGCGCTCCGTCCTCGTCGACCCCGCGGGTCAGGCGCTTGCCTGCGTTGCCGACGTGACGCACGTAGTCGGGGTCGCCGTCGTGGCTCGCATCTCCGGTATCTATTGCGCTGGTGAAGTTTTTGATCGCGTAGTACATCCGGGTGGGGTCCTTGGTCCAGAACTCCCGGACCACGTCGGGGTAGAGCGCGGCCCAGTCCCCCATGGTCTCGACCCAGTGCGGCGGGTCGCCGAGGAGGCGCCAGACGATGTAGTCGGTCATGGCCTCCTTGAAGACCTGGCGGACCTCTGCCTCGGGGACCTGCCAGGGCACCGGACGGCCCTCGGAGTCCCTCTGGTTCCACTTCGTCGGCTTCTCCCAGAACCCGATCACGTTCTGGACGCCGGTCTTGATCTCGGTGAGGACCAGGCCGCAGGCGTCGTCGAAGCGCGCACCGTCGAACCCCAGCGTGCAGAAGGCTCCCTTGGGGATCTTGAACCGGGGGTCGCCGAGCGCCTCGAACTTCTCCCTGCTGAACGCCTGTGCCGCGGTCTGCGTCCAACGATTGGCCCACACCCGTTCGAGGTACTGCTTGTCGGCCCCCTCACGGTCCCAGAGAGCTGCGATCGTGTCGACGCGGGACCACTTCCGCACGCCGGGCCCGGTGGCCTCCCAGATGGCCGCCATCCGGTGCTCCATCGTGTCGAAGCGCGCGCTGTCCGGCGCCTCGCGGTGGAAGTAGTAGAAGCCACGGGAGCGCTTCTTTCCCTCCCAGTTCTCCACACCCTCGGTGTGCTCGTCCTCGGCGTAGGAGTTCTGCCCCGGCTCCCCCGCGGTGGTCACCGACATCTGCCAGGGGTCCTCCAGCGGCCGCTTCGGCAGGTTGTTGATCATGGTCTCGATTGCGGCGCGATGGTGGTCGGTGTAGAGACGGTGGACCTCGTCGAAGGCCTGCATGCTGGTGCGCGCACCATCTCGAGCCGACGGCGAGCCGGACACCGGGATGGCCTTGCCGTCGGGGCGGCCGTAGGCGTTGAGCCGGATGATCCGGTCGAGTCCGATGTCGAAGAGGTCGACATCGTCGCTCGACTCCAGGATCGACATGAGCGCGTTGTAGGCGAGTTCCTCGACCTGCTCCTTGGTGTAGGCCAGCATCGGGATGTAGGGATCGGCTACCGGACGTCCTTGCGAGAGTCCGTATTTCGATCCGTTGTAGCCGTTGAACCGGACCGGCGCCTCGGGGTGCAACTCGCAAGCGACGACCCACGCGAGAAGCTCGGTCTTGCAGGACCCCTTGCGCACGCTGGCCGCAACCCGCTGGAAGCGGCGGCGTCCGGACATCGCGATTCCGTAGAGCGAGTAGTCGGACGGGTAGTGCTCGTAGGCGTGGTAGAGGATGCGCCTCTGGTCGGGATCGATCTTGGCTCTGACCCCCTGCAGCGAGCCCGGACCGAAGGTGAAGCGCTCCTCGATGAAGGAACAAACCTGCGGCCCGAGGGTGGGCCACTCGATGTCCTCCCACTCCGGCCGCGGGATCTCGATCAGAGGCATGACGCCTCAGCGCAGTCTTCCGGCACGGCGGCGGCGGTTGAGCCGCGCTCGCGCGCTGGTGTCGTTCCGTTCCCCGTCATTCCATGCTTCCTGTGCTGCCCTGGTCTTGTGGTTGTGGTGCGTCCTGCACAGCGTCTGCAGGTTGCTCGGGATGTTCGTCCCGCCGTCGGCCACCTCCACGATGTGGTCTACCTGATCACCCCATTCTCCACACTCCTGGCATAGGTGCTGGTCACGCTCCAGGATGTAGTTCCGCTCGACGTCGGTCAAGGCGGGAACGGAGCGACGACCCTGGCTCGACCCGGCCCAGCGATCCCGCTGGTGAAGCTCGCACCGGAAGTCGTCGCCGTTGTCGGCCCTGATCGCCGTCTTCGCGCAACCGATCGACGGACGCTGCGGGTCACGCCAACTGCACGTCTTAGGGGCCCGAGGCATCGTCGTCGTCTACCCAGATGGATTTTCGAACTCGAACCGATTCATACTCCAACATTCCGAGAATCTGTGACAAGGACGCGGTACTTTCGTCCCGGTTGATCAAATAGTTTCCGGTGTAGGGGTCGCTATCGTCGTTCCACCCCTTTCGCTCCAGCAGAACGACATAGTTGGCCAACACCCCCTCCGGTGGATATCCGTAGGCTAGAAGCACCTGCTCGATAGCCGCGGTAAGAGCCTCGTCGGCTTCTTTCTGCTCCTGAGTTCGCATCATCGCTTCTTCGGGTAGCCCTTCGATGTTCTGTAGCGCCGCTTACCATTTCGGTCCAGCTTCTTCTTCAGCTTCCGCGCCGCGGCGTTGGCCGGGACGAAGCCGTGCTTCCACTTCCCGCCCTGAAGACCCTTCCCCTTCTTGGCCTTGTTCAGCGTCTTCCGTCTAGCCATGGTGTTCCTTTCCTCAGACCCATGCCAACGATCCTGGATCCCATGCTCGCAGCGTAACCGGCACACCGGGCAGCGACACGGGAACTTCGACCCAACCAGAATTGGTATGCACCCGCAGCGCCACTCTCGGGGCGCCGGGCTCCAACGGTCGCTTCCCTCGAGCCGCACTGATGAAGGCGTAGCTCGCGGTGGCGGCGCCGCGCGAGACTCGCTGACCTACGACGACAGTCCGGAACTCGTAGGTCGCCTCGGCGTACCCCTTGGCCACCTTCGTCCCGGCGGCCGTCGAGCCGAACGAGTACGACGTCGAGACCGACCCGTTCTTGGTCGGAACGGTGACCGAGGTTCCCTCCGCGGCGCTGGTGAAGGCGTAGACCGCTGTCACCGAGCCCTGCGGCGTCTTCTTCCCAGCCGCCGCGGTGGCGAACGAGTAAGCAGCGCCTGCCGAGCCCTTCGCCACCCGGCGTCCCTGCACGGACGTCGAAAGCGCGTAGCTAGTCGACACCGAACCTCGGGAGGTTCGCGTACCTCTGGCCGCCGACGTGAACGAGTACGAGATCTGAACCGCACCTCCGGCCCCAGCTACCGGCGGCGATATCCCGGAGACAGAGGTCGAGAAGGAGTAGTTTGAGACGACGGACCCGAGCGAGATCCTGTTTCCTACAGCAGAACTGGCAAAACTGTAGTTGCTCGTCGCCCCACCACGCGCCACCTTGTATCCGACTGCCGCAGAGGTGAAGCTGTAGCTTGTGGTGACCGATCCTCCGGCGATCCTCCTCCCGGCCACGGCCGACGTGAAGCTGTACGCCGGAGCAGCAACCCCCTTCGGCACCCGATACCCGGCCGCCGCACTGGCGAAACTGTAGAGCGCTGTCGACAAACCTCCGGCGATCCGCCTCCCCTGGGCCGCCGACGTGAGGCTGTAGGCCGCCGACGTCGCGCCACGCGAGGTCCGATTGCCGATCGCTGCCGAGGCAAAGGCGTAAACCGCGGAAGCCACACCTCTGGACGTCCGATTCCCAGCCGCTGACGAGGCGAACGCATACGAGGTGGAGACCGAACCGTTCTTCGGTAAGACGTCAGGAGTTGTCCCTACAGCAGCACTCTGGAACGAGTAAGCACTGCCCGCAGCCCCTTGCGGGACTCTCTTCCCGACAGCCGCCGACGTGAACGAGTACGCCGCTGCAGCCGACCCCTTCGGAACTCTCTTCCCTGCAACGGTGTCCGAGAACGAATACGCCGCTGTCGCAAAACCCTTGGGTGTCCTCGTACCAGAAGCAGCCGATGTGAAGCTGTAAGAGGTAGATACCGAGCCCTGCTTCGGCGGCGCACCAATTGCCGCGACGTCGAGAGCCAGGACGAGCTTCTGACTGTCTCCCGGCACGTTGGAAGGGCTTGCTGGCGTGTGGGTCGGGGTGATCGACGCGGAGGAATAGTTGATCTGATGCGCGGCCGAGGCGTAACAGCCGTCCGTGGTTGTTTTAGCGGTACCTAGGTCGGCGTCCTTGACCCACGGCGACGGGTAGGTGTCGGAAGGCGTACCGAGCAGC